TAGACGCATTAAGTAGAGGAAGTATTCTTTATGGAAATGCTAGTGCTGTTACATCAATTTTAACAACTGGTACTGTTGGTCAATTATTAACTTCTGATGGAACAGATATAGCTTGGCAAGATGCAGCAGCTAGTGGATTAGAATGGCAAACAATTATAACTGGTTCAACTCTTACAGCAGTTGCTGGGAGAGCATATTGGATTAATACAACATCTAATACTTGCACTATAACTTTACCTAGTTCAGCTAGTAATGGAGATCAAATTATTCTTGCAGACTATGCTAGAACTTGGGGTACAAACAAAATTATAATAGATAGTAATGGTTTAAATTATCAAGGTAATGCAGATAGTTACACAGTAGAATATAGTACATCAGGTGAAACTGTTAATATTGTTTATTCTGGAGCAACTAATGGTTGGATTCCTTTAGATGATGATTCAGTAGCTGATGTAGGAGTTGCACCAGCAACACAAAAAGCAATATTTGCTTTTGGTAGTGTAAATGGTGGTGCTAGAACTGGAATATCTAATTTAGTTAATAGTTCTGGGGTAGTAGCTAGTGATACATCAGCAGTAGGAACAGCTTCAGAAGCAAGAATGGCTGCAACATATGGTGGCGACAAAGCAATCTTTGCTTTTGGTAATGGATCAGGAAGTGCCAAAGTTAGTTTTTCAAATTTAGTAAATAATAGTGGAGTAATAGCAACTGACACAACTGGAGTTGGTATGGCAAGAGGATATGTGGGTGGTACTGAATATGGTGGAGATAAAGCATTAGCAGCTTTTGGTACTGCTAGTGATGCTGATGGTGGTCAAACTAGCATAAGTAATAAAATTTCTAATAGTGGTGTTGTGGCAAGTAATACAACTGGAGTAGGTTTAGTTAGAGCTTATTTAGCTGGTGTAAGATTTGGTGTTGGAAAAGGAATATTTGGATTTGGTCAAGCGGCTGGTGTCGGTATTACTGGTGTTACAAATTTAGTTTCTGATACTGGAACAGTTGCAACAGACACATCTGCTGTAGGTACTGCTTGTGAATATGTTGGTGCAGCAGCTTATGGTGGAGATAAAGGTGTTTTTGGTTTTGGTAGACTTGCTGGTGGAAGAACTGCAAAAACTAATAAAGTTTCAAACACAGGAGTTGTCGCTTCAGATACATCTGGAGTTGGAACTGTAAGACAATATGTATCTGGAACAAACTATGGTGCAGACAAAGGAATTTTTGGTTTTGGTAGTACAGCAGATGGTAATACTAACGGAACTGGAATAACAAATTTAGTTAATACTTCTGGAGTAGTGGCATCTGATACAACTGCTGTAGGTACTGCTAGATGGTACACAACAGGAGCTGGGTATTCATTTAGTGCATAAAATTAACAATAAAAATATAAAGAAAATATAATAATATGGCATCAAAATTTAATAGTGAATTTAATTATCGTTACCAAGTGATAGGAGATACTGCTTGGGAAAAAATAAAAACCTTACAAGGATTTTTAGAAGGTAGAATTAGAGCAGCAGCTCTTGAAGAAGTTGGAGATTTAAAAAATCAAGCTAAAGTTTCTAAATTAAAACATCTACAGAATGGTGGTAATGGTTTAGAGCATGAGATACTAGAACTTAAAGCTGAAATACTAGAATGTGAAAGTAATAAATTAATAGAAAAAGAAGCCTTTGAATTAAACCTTAAAGAAATTAAAATACTAGAAAAGTTATTAGAAGAACTTTATGTTATTGCAGAGCCTACAAGAATAAAAGGCTATTCTGATGAAGAAATGTGGGAAGTAAATCAAGCAAATGAATTTACTGTAAGTATAGGCAGAGAGATACAAGCTGAAATGATTGCTAATGGTAGACCATCACCAGCTAAATTAAAAAATGCTATGAGCAATCCTTATACTTGGAACGCATTAAAACAAGTAGGATTAATTCCTAAAGAAACAAAAATTCTTATGGGAAATATTGATCCAACATTAAAAATAGCACTTAAAGGAGTGGAAGATGAAGTTATATAAAATACTAGCAACAGCTCATGAAAATTTTTATGGAACAATAGATAATCCAATTGATAGATCATACACTACAACTATTGCACAAACATCAAGTTGTGATGCTTTCTTATTTTTATGTAAAGATGCACAAGATGCACTAACTGGACTAACATTATTAACTACAGTTCCATCTGGTTTTGATTTTACATATTGCCAAGAATGGGGTTTAACAATTAATGATTCAGTTGTTGCAAGAGTAGTTTTAGATTTAAGAAAAAAATCTTATGGTGCTTGGGAAACACAATTAGAAGAAATCTATGATCATGGAATAGATAGTTGGAAAACAAGAATAGCAGAAGTTAAAACAAATATTCCTAAATAATAAAATTAAACAACTTTCATAAGGAGTTTTAAATGCAACTTTCAAAACACTTTAAATTAGAAGAATTTGAAAAGTCATCTACTGCAATTAGGCTTGGTATTAAAAACAAAGCTGGTAGTGGAGAAATTAAAAACCTTACTGATTTATGTTATGGAGTATTAGAGCCTGTAAGAGCAAAGTTTGAAAAACCAATTATAGTTACATCTGGCTATCGTAGTGAGGAATTATGTGTAGCAATTAATTCTTCCAAAACTTCACAGCATACAAAAGGTATGGCAGTTGATTTTGAAATAGCTGGTGTAAGTAATTTAGAACTAGCTTTGTGGATTCAAAACAATACAGACTTTGACCAATTAATTTTAGAGTATTGGAAAGAAGATGAAGGTGCTAATTCAGGTTGGGTTCATTGTAGTTTCAATCAAGACTCAAATAGAAAGCAAGTTTTGACATTTGATGGAAAAAATTATATTAATGGATTACCAGAGGCTAAATGGTCTGGTGGAAAACTAACAAATTAATAGGATAATATTATGCCAATGGGAAAAGGAACTTACGGAACTAAAAAAGGACGACCACCTAAAAAGAAATCTAAAATGATGACTAAAAAAAAGAAGAAGAAGTAATGAGCATAAACCAAATTACACAATTACCAATCGGAGTAGCAATTCAAAGAGGTTCAATAGCAAACTTTAGTGGTGTTCAAAAATTTGGTTTAAATACAGCAGTATCAACATCATTTGAAACTGTTTGGACTAATGGCAGTTTATATTCCTATCCATCAACTGCAACAACAGCAGTAGCAACTTCTTCTGATACAGGTTCTGATAATGATAGCACAGTTCATATTTATGGTTTAGATTCAAATTATGATTTAGCTGATGAAGTAATCACAGTTGGTGGTTCAGCTTCTACAACATCTTTTATAAGAGTATTTAGAGCATTTGTTGTTGATGCAAATACAGGTTCATCAAATGTTGGCACTATTACAATTACAGTTAATGTAATCGCAGTAGCAGTTATTCCAGCTACTTATGGTCAAAGCCTACAAGCTGTTTATACAGTACCAAATGGTTATAGAGCATTTCTTATGTCTATTGATGGTGGAACAAGTAAGCAAAAAGAAGTGGAAATTAAATTAATGTCAAAATCTATTAATGGAAATACTTTTCAAACTAAATCTTTAGTTACAACTTACGGAACACCAATTCATAAAGATTATTTAGTACCTGAAATTTTAACAGAAAAATCAGATATAGAAATAAGAGCAAAAGCAGATGCTACTACTTCTATTTCTGCTGGATTCCAATTAATCCTAGAAAACTTAGAAGCAAATGGTTAAATCAAACGCATTACAAAAAATAGAATCACATGAAAAACTTTGTAGAATTATGCAAAAATTAACTCACGATAAAATTAATTCAATAGAAGAAAGAGTAAAACGAGTAGAAAAGATTTTACTAATATCTACAGGCTCATTAATTAGTGCAATGGGTTATGTAATATTTACATTATTATCAAAATAAGCTACAAGCTATACTTGTATGAAAAATAAAAGAATCCTTGTCATTTCTGATATGCACATTCCTTATCATCATAAGGACTCAATAAAATTTTTAAAAGAAATCAAAAAACAATTTAAGCCAGATAGAATAATTAATATCGGAGATTCTATTGACTTTCATAATATATCTATGCACGACTCTAACCCAGACTTACCTAGTGCTGGAGATGAACTTAATTTAACAAGAAAATATATTAAAGAACTAGAATCTATATTCCCAGATGTTACAGAAGTAGATAGTAACCATAGTAGTTTAGTATTTAGACGAGCATTAAAGTATGGAATGTCTAAACAATTTATTAAATCTTATGGAGATTTCTTGGGTACTAAAAAATGGAAGTGGGTAGATAATCTAACATTAACTATGTCTAATGGTCAAAGGTGCTTTTTTACTCATGGTATGAGTGCTGATATTTTAAAAGTTTCACAAGCTATGGGTATGTCAGCAGTTCAAGGACATTATCATACTAAATTTGTCATCAGTTGGTGGGCTAACCCAGACAACTTATTCTTTGGAATGAATGTTGGTTGCTTAACTAATCAAAAATCAATGGCATTTGAATATGCCAAGAATTTTAAGACAAGATTCATACTAGGTTGTGGAATTATTATAGATGGAATACCAAGACTACTTCCAATGGTTTTAAACAAAAAAGGCGATTGGATAGGTAAAATTGTCTAAAGCAGATAAAACTCAAATAGGTGGTTCTCACTATAAAGATATGTCAATTCAAGTATCTGACTATGTGTATTCTAATAATTTTAATTGGTATCAAGGCAATATAATTAAATACATTTCAAGATATAATAAGAAAAATCAAAATACAGATTTACAAATTCAAGATATTGAAAAAGCTATTCATTATGCACAACTTTTAATAGATAAGTTAAAAGAAAACAAATAATACAAATTGAACACTAAATCTGCTCTAATATATCATTTAAACGTCCATAGAGGCTCTTAGAGTAGTGCCTATTTTAAAATTTGATAAGTTATGTTAATTTAACATATATAATAAATAAAAGGCTTTAAATCGTAAATGTCAAATAAATTTAGAAAGATTAAATGAATTGTTAAGTAACGCACAAAGCAATTTAACTTACCATGAAATTAGAGAAATTATAGAATATGGAATGTAATTTAATTGCAAAATAAAAAATAAGGAATAATAGGAGTGAATGAACTTCACTTATTTAATTTATTCTATTCTTGTGTTATATTGGGCAACAATAATATTTGTAACAAGTAGTATAAGTATATAATTATGTGGTTATCATTAATAAAATTTGGAATATCAACTGCTGGAACTGTTTATAAAAACAGAAAAGAAACTAAAGTATTAGAATCTATTGCTGAAAAGAAACAAATGCAGAGAGTTATTGATGGAGAGATTGAGATGGTTAAAACTGTCAAACAACATCAAGCAAACGATCTAAAAGACGAAATTGTCCTTATCTTAATTTCAATTCCATTATTAGTGTGTGCTTGGGGTGTATTTTCTGATGACCCTGAAATTATAACAAAACTTGATGCTTTCTTTGACCAAGTAAATAAATTTCCTTTTTGGCTACAAGGCTTAATTATTGGTGGATATTCTTCTGTTCTAGGTATTAAAGGTGTTTCAGCATTTAAAAAAAAATAGTATAGTCTTTAAATGAAATTACCAGACGCAGTTATTATAGAGTTAGAATTTAGATTAGAAACAAGTCATAATCCATATGGTCATTTTGTAAATTTTAGATTTATAGATGTTGTTCCAAACAAAACTAAACTTCTTAGAATGATTTATGATATACAAAAGAATCCTGAAGTTGATCTGATAGATTATAATTATACAGAAACTCCCATTACATCTAAAACTAGCTTAAAGTATTTTGAAATAACTAGACATTAAATCTAGGGTGGAGAGAGAGAGCAAACCACCCATAGACCAAATTATTAACTCTCGCTAATAACTCTATTCACTAACTGATAAACAAGGGAGCAATCCAATTCTCGTTAGTGAAATTTATTAAGTCGGTTGTTTTCCATTTAAAGCTAAATCTCTTTTTAATTCAGATTGTTTAAGACTCACATACTTATCCAAATTATTATAATGGTATCTGGCCTTAACTAATGCCATTTCAGCTTCTGCATAAACTTCAACAATTTTTTTATAATCATCATCTGTTCTAGCTTTATGTTCTGCCTCTATAACAGTTTTAGAATCTAGTTTATGTTTTAAGAAGCATTTAGAATAAGTTGCTTTAAGACCTTCATTTAGAATTATAACTTTACCATGTGCTACACTCCATTCAGTAGATGCTTTTTCTAGTTCTTCATATGATTTATTGCTTAAACTCATATTATAACTCCTATAATAAATCCTACTACAAAACAAATCCATTCTCGTCTGTAATAAAGTTCTGTTGCTTTCCAATCGCTTTTAGTTTTTCCAAATATAATCATGGGTAATTTAACAAGTCCTCCTGTTCTTCCTCTAGTTGTTTTATTTGTTGTTTAAGATGTTTGTTTTCTAACTCAAACTTTTCAGACATCTCCCTATGCTTTTTATTTTCCAGATATAAGGCTTGAATTTCTTTCAACTTAATAGCGAAGTTCTTTTTTAAATTATGAACCTCGCCAACAAGTGCTTTTATTTCTATTTCTCTATCTGTCATAATTAAAATGGAATCTCATCATCATTAAGATCAGACATACCAATAGGTTGAGCATTATCTGGTGCAGAGGGTTGAGCCTGTGTCATTGTTTGTGCTGTGTACTGTGGAACAGTTTGACCAATAGGTTTCATACCATCAACATTCTGGCCACCTTGATATGGCTTAACCATAAAACAAGTTACTACTTGCTCACTATCAGCACCATACTTAGTTTCT